AATTCAATAACATCTCCGCTCATTATTTTGCGACCTATTGTTTTTACCGAACTATTAATATGAATAGTCATAAAAAGAGTGTCATTATTCAAAAATAATCCAAATTGACTTAAATTAAAATCAATATCTTGAACACTATAAATTCCTCTAATTGTATAGACATCCGGATCATATTTCCTATCTCTATTTTCTAAAAATAACAAATCTTGTATGTTTGTTTCAGTTATAGCATCATAGTGAGGAATGTCTGCAGTTGCATCTTCTTCGGTTGGATTTTTTGGTCCTAAATATTTGTGGATATTTACATCTGTTCCGCCAACAGTAAACATTTCAAATATTCTTGCATCTATAAAATTGTAATCGTTCCCTTTACTGGGTTTGTATAAAGATATTCTAGGCATATAGTATTTATCGAGTCGATAAATACTATAGGAGACATAAAAATATGACTGAAATAGCTACATTGAGACAAGAAGTTTACGATTACATTCACAACATGCTAGGCGGAGGAATGGTAGATGTAGAACTTGATCCTGTACATTATGAAACTGCTTTGGATAAAGCATTATCAAGATATAGGCAACGAACTGAAAATAGCACAGAAGAAAGTTATTTTTTTATGCCAACAATTGTAGATCAGAATACCTACACCTTACCAAAAGAAATTTTAGAAGTGCGTCGAATATTTAGACGTAGTATAGGCTCTCGAACAGGTGGCGGGGACGGTGGCAGTATATTTGAGCCATTTAACCTAGCATACACTAACACATATTTACTTGCTAGTTCTAATTTAGGCGGTTTAGCAACTTACGATTTTTTCAGTCAATTCCAAGAACTTGTAGGAAGGATGTTTGGATCTTTTATAGAATTTAATTGGAATAGGACAAGACATATATTGACCATATTACAACGTCCTAGAGCAGAAGAAACTCTGTTACTTGAATGCTATAACTATAGACCAGATGATCAGCTTTTAAGTGATTATATGGCTAGAGTATGGATTAGAGATTATGCTTTAGCAATTAGTAAAATGATGCTCGGAGAAGCAAGATCTAAATTTGCTACAATTGCAGGTCCCCAAGGCGGAGGACAACTTAATGGTGATGCATTAAAAAGCGAAGCGCAGGCAGAAATGGAAAAATTAGAACAAGAAATTTCTACAGCAGTTGCAGGCGGAACTGGATATGGATTTATTATAGGTTAAAAATCTGGAAGTAAATCTCCCTGCTTCCATTTTACTCCCTCTTTATACAAAATACGTTGACAATTAGCACAAATAGTTTTCAGATTGTTAATTTTGCAATTTGTTAAATTCCCGTCAATGTGATAAACATTAAATTGTTCGCTAAAGTTACTTTTAAAATTGCATTTTTCACAATAACTTTTTTTTATATATCCTGCTATCTTCCATAATGGAATTCCTACAGCCGTTTTATTAGATTTCAAGCAAACTTCACATTTTTTCCTATAATATATTTTATTATTTTTTTTATAATTTACGGCTGCCGCCCTCATTCCGCAGATACACAATGGTCTCATAAAATATTTAGCAACCTTTTTCCCCCTTTTTTTACAATTTCTTTGAATTTTTTTTTGACAAAAACAAATAAATACTTTTAGTAAAAAAAGTTATAAGCCAAAAAGGAGACAACAATGGCATTAGTATCACCAGGTGTAGAAGTTAGTGTAGTAGACGAGAGCTTTTATACCCCAGCAGATGGAGGAACGATTCCTTGTATTTTTATCGCTACAGCAGCAAATAAACCTAATGGTAGCGGAACAGGAATTGCAGCAGGAACCCTAGCTACAAACGCAGAAACGCCATATTTAATAACATCGCAACGAGATCTTGTAGATACTTTTGGAGATCCAATCTTTAAAGTTGATACAAGTAACAATCCAATTCATGGCGGAGAGTTGAACGAGTATGGATTAAATGCTGCATATTCTTATTTAGGCATTGCTAACAGAGCATATGTCCTGCGAGCTAATCTAGATTTATCACAATTAGAAGCATCAGCAACTGCTCCTGGAGCAGATCCTATTGACGGAGATTTTTGGTTAGATACAAGTATTTCTCGTTATGGCGTAGCAGAATGGAATGGTAGTAGTCTAATAACTGGAGGACAAATATTTGAATCTAAGGAAACAATTATAATTACAGACGAAACATTATTAGATGAGGCAGCTTCATTACAGACAAATGGATCTGATTTACCCGCTCCTAATAAAACAGTAGGGGGTGTAGGAAGCTATGCAGTTGTTGCAACTACTACTTTGCATAGAATTTATTATAGAAATAAAAGTGGTAATTGGGTATTAGTAGGTAGTGATGCTTGGATTAAAAGTTGGCCTGTAGTAACTGGTGATGTAGTTTACACAGCGAATCCAGCAAATGCTACAGAAGATTTAACAATTGCCGGCGGAACGGTGAGTATTCCAGCAGGCTCAGATTTAGACGCTGTAGTTCTTGCAATCAACACAGTTTTTGTAGCTGGAAATATTTTTGCAGCAAACGAAGATGGGAGACTTGCAATTTATTCAGATGGAACTGACGGTCTAGGAAATAACATTGATAGTGTTGCAATTACAGGAACAAATAATACATATGATATTATGGCTCAACTTGGAATAGGATCTAACCAGTCTGCAGTTTATTATGTTCCTAAATTAAATGTTTCGACTCACACGCAAATTCCTGAATTTAAAGCAACAGGATCAGAACCAAGACCAACAGGTAGCGTATGGTTAAAAACTACATTTCCAAATTTAGGTATGAATATTGTTGTTACAAAATACAACGAAGTTTTAGCAACATGGGAACCTGTAGATGTACCGATATATAAATCAAATGAAGAAGCACTTTATTCTTTAGATAGAACCGGCGGCGGTAAAAACCTACTAGCAGGCACAGTCTATGGACTAATTGATGTTGCCGGAGATTTAAGACCTACAGCAACTTTAAAACTTTTTTCAAGAAACGGAGTTGGTACAACTGCGATTACTGGCCAAAGAATCATTGCAGGATCTTTTACTACAGGCGGACCATTAACATTTGATTTGTCATCTACTGATGCTACAGTTGCAAACTTTTCAGTTCCTGTAACAGTTTCATTTACCCCACAAGGTCAAGAAAGTGATTCATTATTAATGGCAGGAGCTATTAATGATGCAAATGTGCCTAATGTGAGCGCAAGTGTAGACGATCAAAATAGATTAGTTGTTTTCCATTCGCAAGGAGGAGACATTAGAATAAACGACAATGACAATGCCTGGGCAGAAGCAGGATTTTCTGCTTATGTGGATAGTAATAATGGTACAGTAAATTTATATTTACAACAAGGTACCAGTGATCCTTCACGATTACAAGCGTCGTATTGGAAAACAATGAATTACACTGCTTCAGATGTCGAGCCAATTGGACCTACCGCAGATGGACAATTATGGTACAGTTCTATTGTAGATCAAGTAGATATTTTAATACACAATGGTGACGCATTTGTTGGTTATCAGTATGACGGAACGTCAGGTCTTTCTACTGTACCAAGTCCTTATTACTCTGCAGTAGCAGGAAGTAAAACAGATCCTGCAGGACCTATTGTAAGTGCAACCGTTCCATTGCTACAAACAGATCAAACAGAATTAGTTACAGGAGATCTATGGATTGATACATCAGTAATAGACGAATACTTAAAAATTTACAAGTATAATGGTTTAAGAACTGATTTACCTATAAAAAAACGATGGTTTGCTATCGATACTACGGATCAAACAACAGAGGATGGTGTACTTTTTGCAGATGCTCGTTTTAATACTGCAGGAGCCAACAGTGACAAGCCAGGTGATATTGAAGATTTGCTTTTATCAGATTATGTAGATCCTGACAGCCCAGATCCTGCACTTTATCCAAAAGGAATGCTATTAGTTAATCTTAGAAGAAGTGGATTTAATGTAAAACAATATGTAGAAAATGCAATAGATACTGCAGAAAAAAATATAAGATATGGCAACGAATCCATGTCAGCTTATGTAGAAGCAAGATGGCAAACAGAGTCAGGAAATAGACTAGACGGAGCTGGTACTTTTGGCAGACACGCTCAACGTAAAGTTGTAGTACAAAGATTGCAAGCAATGGTTAATAATAATGAGGAAATTAGAGACGACGAATCTAGGGTATTTAATTTAATGGCTTGTCCAGGGTATCCAGAATTACACAATGAATTAATAAACTTGAATTATGATAGAGGATTATCAGCATTTATAGTCGGTGATACACCATATAGACTACAACCAAATGGAACTGTTTTAAATAACTGGGGTACCAACGTAAATGTTGTTGCTGAAGACGGAATTGATGGAGTTGTTACAGCTGATCCATACATAGCAATGTATTATCCTTCTGGATATACAAGTGATAATTTTGGTAATAATGTAGTTGTCCCATCAAGTCATATGATGCTTAGGACACTTGCCCTAAGCGATCAGGTTTCATATCCATGGTTTGCTCCTGCCGGAGTAAGTAGAGGTAATATTACAAATGCATCATCTACAGGTTACATAACTGCTGAAGGTGAATTCAAACCAATAGCTCTTAACGAAGGATTAAGAGACACTCTGTATTCAAATAATATAAATCCGATTACATTTGTAACAGGAGCAGGACTAATGGCATACGGCCAAAAAACTAGACAGCTTACTGCAAGTGCATTAGACAGGATTAATGTTGTTCGTATGATAATATTTTTACGCAGACAGCTGAAAATTGCAACAAAGCCATATTTGTTTGAACCAAATGATGCTCAAACAAGAGACCATGTTATAACAGGAGTTGAGGCTA